TGGATTTTTCATAATTTTAATATTTTATGAACATATTTCGTAGTTCTTCTGGAAGTAGATATTTTTATGGCGTTTTGATGTTTATGACGCATCCTCCCCAAGAATATCCTACACCAAAACCTCCTAGAAGAATATTTCCATGGAGTTCACCATTTTTTAGTTTTTCATATAAGACAATGGGAACAGTCGAAGAAACGGTATTTCCGACCTCACTCATATAATAGTGGAATTTTTCTTCATTTATTTTTAATTTTTTTCGAAGAAAATTCAGCATGAATTTATTGGCTTGGTGGAAAACAAATCCTTCTATTTCATCATTAGTAAGTTTATTTTTGAGTAAAGTGTTTTTCACGAGTTCAGGAACAGCCTCAATGGTGAAATTGAAGATTTCAGAACCATTCATATACAAATAATCTGATGAAGTAGGGTTTGCTTTTTCATCAAAAGCCAGATCATTCATAGGGCTTTTACAACGCAGTCCACCTGTTTTTACGATTAGATTTTCTGCACCTTTTCCATCTGTTCCTAAACTAAAATTTCCAATTTCAGCAAAGCCCTCTGTAGAAATCAGAGTAGCCGAACCTGCATCACCGAAAATAGTTCTATTTCCTTTGTCTTTTGGGTGTAAATATTTGGAATAAGTTTCACCAGTTAGAAGCAGTACATTGTTAGCTATTCCTCCTAAAACAAGCCCTTTTGCCAATGATAGCCCATAGATGTAACCAGAGCATCCCAAATTAAAATCTAATGCTCCGCAAGTTGTCGGCAGTCCCAATTTGTTTTGAATAATACATGCAGAAGTTGGGAGGAAATAATCTGGACTTTGGGTACAAAATAGCACAAAATCAATATCTTCCTTATTTATGTTAGGATTTTCTAAAAATAGTTTTTCAGCAGCTTTTATTGCTAAATCAGAGGAAGTTTCGTTTTCAGATGCCACAAAACGAGTGTTTATCCCTACTTTATCTGCTATTTTATCAACACTCCATTCGGGAAATTCTTTTACTAATTGTTCATTAGTGATTTCATTTTCAGGAAGTGTGTAAGCCAAAGCTTTTATATATGTTTTCATATTTTAATAATTAATAGAGCGTCCACCATCTAAAAGCAGGTTAGTACCCGTTGTCCATGTGCTTGCATCAGATAAGAGATAGATTGCAGCATAGGCTACCTCTTCAGGTTTTCCATATCTTTTAAGTGGATATTTTTGTTTGTCGGCTTCAAATTGCTCTTCTGTAACATCTCCTGAACTCATTATGGTAGTTTCTATCATACCAGGCATCACGCTGTTTACTCTGATTTTCTTTGGCGCTAGTTCAATGGCCATACTTTTTATTAAACCATTTAAAGCGCCTTTGGTAGCAGAATAAATACTTCCGCCTATGTATGAAGATAATATTCCAGAAGTAGAGGTTAAAAAAACAATAGAAGCTCCTTTATTTATTTTCTTTTTTCTTAAAAGTTGCTTACAAACATTCATTTGAGAGAAAAAGTTAATATCAAACATATTTTTAACTTCCTCTTCTTTCAAAAAAGAAAACAAAGAATGCCCTGAAATACCGGCACAATTTACTAATCCATCTAAATCCTTTACTTTCTTCTCTAACTCATTGAACTTTGCGTTCTCTTCATCAGTAAAAGCCCTAACCTCGGCCTCTACCTTTCCGGTAAGCGCCTTTAATTCCTCAACTGCTGCGTTTCTCTGCTCCTGTAATGCTTTCATCTTTTTGTTCATTCTTTTAATCCTTTCCTAAATGGTTAATTCTTTCCCAATAGCTATCAAGCTTTGGAGTTTCTGTTATTTCTGCTCTGGTTTCCAAGACCTCGCCTTGAATAACCTCATCTGCACGGGCATTAATCAAGGTGCCCTCGTAACAAGGAAGCTTCCTGTCGTCAATGATAGAAACCTCTTTAAGATCCATATCCTCGACATAGCGGCGCTTCAGGCCTTCTTTAACATCCTCATTCCGTGAATCTCTGTCATAGAATCCAAATGACCATCCTCTTAGCTTTCCTGATCTTGCTTTTTCAATCACCTCTTTATCAGTGACTATAGCCCGAGCTTTCAGGCCGATTGAATCCTCAGTAAGCTCAAGGTTTGTCTTTGTACTTCCGAGAACTCTTTCCTGGTCATGGTTTAGCAAGAGATCCACATCATTTCTTGTAAGCGCCCTAGTAAAAACACCGGGAACAATTTGCTCAACAAATCGCTCTCCGGTGCTTCTATCTTTCATAGGTCTGGAATCTCTTCCTACGGCGTTTACATAGCCTTCGATTTCTACGGAATCACTCCGTATCTGAATTCTCATTCTTTTCTTCCTTCTCCTTTCTTAGTAGTCTTTCTCTGTCTTCCTTTGCAATTTCGATTCCCCCTACCTGGTTCATGTTTGGAACAAAGGTTACTTTTTCCTTCGGATAATACAGAACATCTTGAAGTCCGAGTTTTAAAAAGTCTAGTCCCAGAGGCTCCATATTTTCCTTGAATCGGATTTCATCAATCTGCATAAAACCATTCTTACTTGCGATTTCGTAGGCTTGGTAGCGCTTTAATACATCTGCCTTAGTGAGTTCTGATGTATCTGCCGCCCATTTAAGAGTTCCTTTTTCAGATTCAAGCAGGAAATCTCTATTTAAAGCCGTCTCAATCTCTGAAAGAATCGGCTGAATGCAATATTGTAGAAATATGATTCTATCCTCCTCGGACGGCGTACTATCACGGCTGATAAGTTGGTACGGCACGCCGAAAATCTGGCATATCTGCCTCGTAGAAGAGGAAATGTTCTCATGTAACTGCATTTCTGCAGGTGTTGCAGAACTTTCTTGGAACTCTAAGCCGTCATTCAAAATCACCACATTTTCAGAGTCATCTTCTGAAAACATCCGCTTCCAGGCACTCTTTAAAAAATCCAAGGCTTCCTGACTTAACTTTTTCTGGGATTTCACAAAGCCCTTCTTAGCACCTCCGGTTTTCAGCATTTTGTTTTGAAAGCGCATTGTCTGGTAGGCAATAGAAAAAGGTTCAGAGTTCTCTTCTACTACGCTGATACTTCTATGCCCATCTCTTGTCCGTCTTAGTAGCTTAATAAATTCGTGAGGATAGTACTGCTTGCCGTTTACAAGCAGCTTGTAGTCCTTAAATATTGGGTCAGCATTGTAACTAAATCCAATGTTTGCAGTATCTACATAACGAAGACTTTTTACTTTGTTTCCCCTTTTTTCGATATATGCATATCCCCCCTCATCAAGGAGATAATCTTCAATAAGCACCCTCTTCATCTGGAAAGCATCAAGTGTATCTCCTGGATCAATATTTAAAAGCCCGACTCTTGAATCATCTCTCTCCTCAGAAAGCTTAATTTTGTCATTATCCACCTTATAGAGCCTAAAAGGAATCATAGCCACTGTCCCGGCAATCAAATTTACACAAGCAGATACTGCAGGAATCTGCATTGCCTGTTCTTTGTTGATTTTCGGGTCTGACACCAATGCTTTAAGCAGTGCATCTCCGGACACCGCAGCTGTATCTGCTCTAATCTCCTCAGCTTTTCTTTTAAATGGCCACATACCACCCTCCTAAATAACCTGTGCTACAAAGTCATTGCCTGTGTCACTTCTTTGCAATAGGCATACGGCATTGATAAGAGAAACCACCATATCCACCTTGCCATTTGACTTTTTCTTGTTTACATATTGGTTCTTGTTCGTGTCATAAACACACTTAGCATTCTGAAAGTTAATCTCCAAAAGCGGATTACTCTCATAAGCAAATTCTTTCTTCAAAATTTTTTCTCTCAAAAACTTAGTTGCCGGATGCAAAACAGAAGAATGTTGCTTAAGCTCTATCATTTGAAGCCCCTCTTTCTCAAGCTTTTGTGCTGTAGACAGGGCATTCCACCGGTCAAAACCTACTTCCATTACTGTAACGCCATATTTTTCTTCAAGAGATAGGATAAAGTCCTCTATGAAGGTGTAGTCTATTACCCTATCCCCACAAGCATAGACATGCGCTGTTTTACAAAGGTTCCGATAGTCCACATGCTCCGCTGCAGCCTTTTCCTCTATCCGTTCTTCCGGGATAAAGGCAAAGGATTTAGCAAAAATTGTCTCGTTTTTTATCGCAACCATGGAAACAGATGTATTATCGTTTGACTCTGATAGATCCAGTCCCAAATAGACTTCTTTACCGGTCCAATCAATGGATTCCACCCTGCAAGCTTGCACATCTTTAACATCTATATAGCTTTCTGTACCTACCCCTTGGTAGATAATGTTGCAGTGCTTAGTAACGAAGTTCTCTCTTACCTTTGCCGTTGCTATTGCTCTTGTACGCTTCTTAAGCAAATCCTCCCATATCTCAGGAATCTCCAAGGCTACCGGATTTGCTTGCTTTAAAATTAAGTCATTTGTTTCCCAGCCCGTTGTGTTATCCGGCTCATACAGGAGCGAAAACCTAGTTTCATCCTCAACAAGTCCATTTAGAACTTTCTTTGAATAGCTAACCTCTTCCTCAAAAGGATTATCTATTGTAGGGTACTTTGTAGAAATAACAAATCCCAACTTATTCAAGATGTTAAGTTGGCCAGAACGCATAGCTTCCAAAGGATAAATTGTAGGCAGCGCTCCCACCTCATCCGCACAGAAGGCATTAGGTAAACGGCCGTCCATTCTGCTTGTGGAAAAGGAAAGAGGTGTATAAACCGAGTTAAAAGGCTTAAAGCTGATATAATCTCGCAAAATTTTGAATCTGTTCTTGCCTTTATAGGAGTACACCAAGGGAGAAGAACGCAAAGTCTCCGAAATTGCCTCCCTTATCTCTCTTGATAAGCTACCATCCGGTGCCACGCTAAAGAACTTTGAAAACTGTGGTTCAGTAAGAAGCAACAAAATAAAGATTGTTGCCACCGTGTAAGTCTTAAAATTCTTACGGCATATCTCCAAAAGCCCGGTTTCATATCGCCTTTTTTCTTCGTTATTCCTATAAACAACGCAGAAAATAGCAATATAAAAAAGCCATTGATACCCACAAGTGCATTCTGCAAGAGGTACGCCGGCCTTTAATCCTTTAGGCATATTCAAGAGTTTGAGAAGTCCATTAAGCTGCTTAAGTTTCTTCTCACTGATTTTATACTTTTTATTCTTTCCTTCGCATATCCGCATGAAATCCTTCATCTGCAGCTTAACAAACTTAGGGGTAGTGTTCTCTTTGACTGCCTTCTTGCAGTACAGATACGCTTTGTTTTCCGTCATTCATTATCACCACCATTTAACAACTTCATAAGTGGATCTTCTTCCTCTTCGTCATCCTTTCCCTTTCCTAAATCTTTGATAATTTTCATAAGAGTCTGTGCAGTTCTATTGGCCGAATCTGTGGTTCTGTTGTATTCAGACACTGCAGGATGCGTGTAGATGTTTTCTCTACCCTTCACGTATTCCTTGGTAACCAAGGAGCCGTCCTCTTTT